TGATTGTGTGGGTGGTCATGCAATTGATCTCGGGGCAGATAAAATGAGTGAAAAGCCCGAGACAATCGTTGACAAAGTTCTCGGGTACGTTGACTCGCCGTTCAAGCTGTTTGCTGTGATCCTGATGTCAGTCTTTGCTTTTGCTGGTTTTGCTTTGTATGAAAGCCAAGACTTCATTCGTGATGCCTACAAAGAATCACAAAAGCTGCCGGAAATACGGACAGACAGAGCCGACGACGCTGCGACGATGCTCTTTAAGCAGACAGGCGCTACGGTTGTGGCGATCTTCAGGGTCAACCCGCTGTTTAACTCTCGCACGCTGTACAAAGCCTATACCAAAGATGGGCGTGACAAGACCATTGAGAACATAGACGTTGGTCTATTTACCCACAACGCTTCGAACAACGCCGATGTGGTCAAGTTGATGACCAACGAAATCCCCTGCGGTGAATACCGTTACGCGCAGTCTGAAGTTGGGCTTTGGTATCTGGAAAAAGGCGTGACTTACACTTGCCGCGTCAGTGTACCGCCAGATTCGCATCGATTTGTTGGGCAAGTTACTGCGGGCTGGACGGAACAGCCAAAAAACCTTGAGCAGACCAAGTTCATGCTTGAGATCGCCAGCGCCATGCTTACAAAAAGAGGGAACTGATGACCCCAGAACTGCAAAAATACTACGAAGACCGTTTCGACCTTTTCGTTCATCCTGGGTGGATTGATTTGATGGAAGATATTGATAATATGCTTAGTTCTATGAACAATATCTCTACCATCCATGATGAGAAAAGTTTACAATTCCGCAAAGGTGAAGTCTCTATTCTGACTTGGCTGAAAACCTTGAAGAAGGTCAGCGAGGACGCATACGAGGATTTGAATGAAAAGAATGTATGAATTTGTCTGCAATTGTGGACAACGCATTGAGGCGCTGGTTGGTTATGAGACAACCACGGCTCGGTGTGGATGCGGTGGGCAAGCTCACCGTGTCATAAGCGCTCCATCTTTCAAGCTCGAAGGGTGGTCTGGTCATTTCCCGTCCGAACATGGGCGGTTTGAACGGAAACACATCGAGAAACTGAAAGCAGAGCGTAAAGCCAACTCATAAGTCGCATGACCGAGTTGAATCTCCTACAACCATTTTGGCAGGAACCTAATATGTTGGTTGATCAAGATCCCGAGCCGCTAGGCGAAATTGAAGCTGAGGAACAAAAGCCTGGACTCCCTGACAAATACAGGGATAAAAGTCTGGAAGACGTTATACGGATGCACCAAGAGGCTGAGAAGCTGATTGGCAAGCAAGCCCAGGAAGTGGGTGAAGTCCGTAAACTGGCTGATGAGCTTATCAAGCAAAACCTCGGGGCTAAACAACCGATTGAAAAGCAAGATGAGCCTGAAATAGATTTCTTTGAAAATCCACAGAAGGCAGTTCAAGCAACCATAGAAAAACATCCAGACGTTCTTGCTGCGCGTCAAGCCAGCATGGAGTTCAAACGGATGCAGATTCAGCAAAAGCTGGCGCAAGAGCATCCTGACTACACACAAGTGGTTGGGGACGCAGACTTCCAGAACTGGGTGAAAGGATCATCCGTTCGTCTAGCGCTCTACGCTAAGGCAGACGCTGAGTTTGACTATGACTCTGCCAATGAACTGCTATCTACTTTTAAGCAATTGCGTGGCACTAAGGCTAAACAGAACGAGCAAGCAAGTGATGCTGCTCGGACCAAAAGCATGAAGGCCGCACAAGTTGATGTGGGTGGATCTGGTGAGAGTTCAAAGAGGGTCTATCGTAGGGCTGATCTTATTCGGCTGAAAATGACAGATCCAGCAAGGTACGAGAGTCTCAGTGATGAGATCATGCAAGCGTACTCTGAAGGACGAGTCCGGTAAAAACTTTCTTTTGGAGATTTAACATGGCAAACACCGCCTTTTCCCCTACCAATTCGGTAACCACCACCTCCGCTGCTAATTTCATCCCCGAAATTTGGAGTGATGAGATTGTTGCTGCCTATAAGAAGAACCTCGTCCTGGCCAATGTGGTCAAGAAGATGTCCTTCCGTGGCAAGAAGGGTGATACCATCAATATCCCCTCGCCTGCCCGTGGCAATGCTTCGGCTAAAGCTGCTACTGATGCCGTTACTCTGATTGCAGAGAGCGACACCAACATTCAGGTGCTTATCAACAAGCACTATGAGTACAGCCGCTTGATCGAGGACATCGTTGAGGTGCAAGCCCTGACCTCGCTGCGTTCTTTCTACACGGAAGATGCTGGTTACGCTCTGGCTAAACGCATTGATACCGACCTGGTTCAACTGGGTCGTGCTTTCAACGGCGCTACCATCGGCACCAACGACTATGCCACCAGTGCCGCAAGCACCAAGGCATATGTTGGCTCTGATGGCACCACTGCCTATAACAGCAGCACCTCGAACGCTGCGGCACTGACTGATGCTGCTATCCGTCGCACGATCCAGCGTCTGGACGACAACGACATCCCTATGGATGGCCGTTTCTTCCTGATCCCGCCTTCGAGCCGCAACACCCTGATGGGTCTGGCCCGCTATACCGAGCAAGCATTTGTTGGCAACGGCGATGCTATCCGCAACGGTGAAATCGGTCAGTTGTACGGTATCGCTGTGTTCGCTTCATCCAACGCCGACACCGGCGCTGGTAACAGTGGCGCAGACCGTATCTGCCTGATGGGTCATCGTGACGCGATGGTTCTGGTTGAGCAGCTTGGCATTCGCTCGCAGACTCAGTACAAGCAAGAGTACCTGGGCACCTTGTTCACCGCAGACACGATCTACGGTGTGAAGGCCCTGCGTACCAATGCTACTGGTACTGCTGCTGACGCCTCCGCTGCTTTTGCCCTGGCTGTCCCGGCCTAATTGCAGTTGCCCCTTCCCCTTCGGGGGGAGGGATCTTTTTCTATAGGAGATTAAAATGGCTGCTGCTACCGCTGTCGTTTCCCGTCGAGGAAATGATCAATTCCGTGGCTTGTTCTCGGATACTTGGGAAGTCCAATGTACTTTGGATGCTGGCTCGGTTAGCGCCGGCGCAACTGACACCGATACGGTGACTGTTCCTGGCGTTGCCTTGGGCGACATGGTGATTGGTTTTTCTCATGGTGTCAGCGAGGCTGGCCTGGTCAAACGGGCATATGTCTCTGCTGCCAACACGGTGACTATCGTTACCTACAACCCAACCGCTGGATCTGTGAATCTGGCATCAACCACTGTTACGCTCGTTATCGGGCGCGCTGTGTAAAAGACGGGGGGCCACAAGCCCCCTGTTTTTCATGGAGATCTTAAATGGCAACCTTCCGTTGTTTGGCAAGCGGCAACACGGTAACATTTACCTACACCCACGACATTGAGTCCATGAAGGGCCATTCTGGTTATGTTCGTATTGATGAGCCAGAGCAAAAACAGGAAGATGATCGCCCACTTCCTATGACCGCCCCAGTCAAAAGACTTGGACGCCCACCAAAGCTGAAGACTAAAGGAAATTGATCATGTACGGAAAAGCACCAAAGATGTCAAGCCCTAAAAAGTCATCCAAGAAGATGGCTATGCCTGTTGCAATCATGGTTGCTGTTGGCAAACCAAAACCGCTGCCTCAGCGTGGTCAACGTGCAATGACAAACAAGATGACTAGGGGCAAGAAATGAAAAAGACCAAGGCTGAGAAAAAAATTAGCAAGGTCATGCGGGAGTACAAGGCTGGTACTCTGCACTCCGGTAAAGGTGGTCCTGTTGTTAAGAATCCTCGACAGGCAGTTGCGATTGCACTATCTGAGGCCGGGAAAGCCCGGAAGAAGAAATGAGACCCGGTCTGTACGCCAACATCAACGCCAAACGCGCCCGTATCAAGGCTGGGTCTGGTGAAAAGATGCGAAAGCCCGGCACCAAAGGCGCTCCGACGCCAGCGGCGTTCAAGAAATCAGCAAAAACGGCGAAAAAGGCAAAGTGATGAGCAAGACAGCCACGCACTACCTACCTAACGGCAAAGTCTACAAAGGCCCGGTCCATAAGGAGGGCGGCGTCTTGATGACGGGCGCAAAGCACACGGCCCAGAG